TGCCAAAGGCTTCGATGCGCGCCAGACCGACAGACATCAGGCCCATCGAGCCGGCGGCCTCGCGGTGCAGGCGCTGCAGCAGCTCGTCATCCAGCAGCACCTCGCACACGGTGCCGGCGAGGGTCTGCGCGTCTTCCAGGTCAGCTGCGTGGAACTCCACCCAGTGGCTAATGCGCCGCGCCAGCTGCGGGCGGTGCACCAGGCGGCGCTCGATGCCCTGCATGCCGATCAGCACCACCGGCATGCCGCTCAGGTCGTGGATGTCGCGCAGCGTCTCGATCATCCGGGCGTCGCCCATCAGGTAGTCGGCCTCGTCGACGTAGAGCGGGCGCTGGTGCTCGATGAGCTGCTGCACGATGTAGTCGACCATCGCGGCATTGCGGCCCATCGCGTTGGCGCCCAGCTCCGCCATCACGCGGCTGAGCATGCTGTTCAGCGTCCAGGCCGCTGCCGCGCGCACGTACACGCCCTTCGTGCGGTTCACCATCCAGGTGATGGCCGTCGTCTTGCCTGCCCCTGTGGTGCCGAACACCAGGGCCATGCCCGGGATGCCCTGATCGCGGCCCTCCAGGGCCTCATAGGCCACCTGCAGGGCGGCCACGTTTTTGACCAACGCCAGCTTGTTCTTCATACTTGCTCCTGTTTGCTCTGTGATGGGCCCGAAGTTCCGATCTGGGCCCGGCTTAAACGACCCCGGCACCGCCCGCAACGCGGTCCGGGGTTTCCTCTTTCTTGGCGCCGCCGAGCTGCTCGTCGACGAGTTCGGCGATGCGGCGATAGCTGGCCGGCTGGCTGCGGCGGAAGGTCGCCAGGCAATCGGCCTCTTCGGCGCCCAGCTCGCGCACGCGGGCCTGGCGCAGCAGCCAGTCCACGCGCTGGGCCAAGCTTTCGAAGATGGGCGTCGCGATGCCACCGCTGCGCGCCAGACGCTGCTCGGCCAGGTCGTTCGCCACGCCCGTGGGCACAGCCTCTGCGGCGATGCGGGCGCGGGCCTGTTGAACGGCGGCCAGGTCTTCCAGGTCGGCGGTGGTGCGCTGGGGCGCGGTCGCAGCCTGGGCAGCAGCGGCGGCGGCCGACAAGCCCGCGCTTTCGTAGGCGCCTGCCGCGCGGGGGCGCAGCGTGGTGAGCTTTCCGGCGGCGGCGGCGCGCTCGCGCAGGATCTCGTCCACGATGTGCTCGGTGCCCACCTTCTTGGCGGCGGCCCTCAGGGCGCGGCGTTCGTCCTGCACCCGTTTGGTCTGCATGGCCCTGGCCTTCACAGCCACCTCGCGGCGGTCCATGCCCGTGCGCTCCGGTGCCTGGGCCTTGCAGATGAAGGCCATGTCGTCGCCACCGAAGACGTACACCGTGCCCAGGTCGTGGTGGATCGGGTCGAAGCGCACGTACACCTCACGGCCCACCCAGGCCTCCAGCTCGGGGGCGATGAAGTGCGTGTGGTCGAGCTTGATGCCCTTCTTGCCCACCGTGCGCCGGCCGTTGTTCTCCGGCGCCTCGGCCAGCAGGATGTCCAGGGTGTGCTCGTCGTCGATGGCGCGGCGGTTGGCGCAACCGCGCGCGGCCATCTCGAACGGGGTCTTGCCGCCCAGGCCCTCGTGCGGGTTGTGCATGTAGACGTCGTCCGTCCAGCGGTCGCAGAACTCCTGCAGCGCTGCGGGCGTCATGCGCAGCTCGACGGTCTCATTGCGCGTCATCAGGCGCTCGGCAAAGCTCTTGCGCGCCTCGATGGCGCTGCGCTCCGCCACGTTGTGGCCAATGAACCCGCCGCACAGCTCCATCAGGCCGTGGCTGAAGGTTCCCAGGCCGCGCTCGATGTGCGGCTTTTCCCAGGGCTGGAAGGGCGGGCAGAACTCCTGCATGTCCTCGCCGGGCTGGCTCAGCGCGCCAAACACGCGGCGGATGTGCAGGCTCTTGTAGTCGCTGCCGTTGTCGGTCTTCACCTTCAGCGGCACGCCCATGTCCAGCAGCATCCGCCGCACGAGCGCGGCCACCGCCGTGGCCCGGCTGGTGGGCGCCACCACCAGGCGCATCCAGCGCGTGCCCACGTCGATGCCGCCGAGGATGGTGTAGCGCTTGCCGTCGCTCAGCAGAAGGTCCGCAGGCGTGCTGTCCAGCTCCCACAGCTGGTTCAGCTCGGTGATGCCGTCGCTCTTGGAGCCGAACGCCACCATGTGCTGGTTCTTCCAGGCGTCCGGGTTGCTCAGCGCCTGCAGCACCTCGGCATTGGCCTCGCGCCAGGCGCCTATCCAGCGCTCCAGCGTGCGCAGGCTCGGCAGCTCCAAGCCCATCACCATCACGGCGTGCGGGCCGGTGAAGCGGGCGCGCAAGCCCTGCATCACGTGCGAGGCGCAGGCGTGCGGGTGCTGCACGAGCATGGCCTTCACGAACTCGGCCAGCGCCGGCTGGCTGTCGATGCAGCCGCTGCCTGCCCGGTTGCCATAGGCGCCGGCCAGTGCGGTGATGCCGCCCTTCTTCAGCAGCCCTTGCCAGCGTTCGATGGTGCTGTCGCTGGTTTGCGGCACCTCCTCGCGCACGGTCTGCGGCACTTCAATGCCACCGTCGTTGTAGGCCAGCGCAAACGCCGTTCTCGCCTGGTGCAACGGCAGGCCGCTGGCCTTGGCGAAAGCCTCGAAGGCGCGCACCACCGCCAGCCGTGAGTCCATGCGCGCCTGGGCGGCAGGCGCCAGGGTGGCGGCCTGGCGCAGGCTGGTTTGCTGGCGGGCGCTGGCGGCGGCCTTCTCCAGGCCACCACGCAGCGCCAGGCGCGCGCCTTCCACCTGGCCGGCCTGGGCTGCCTGCTGCGCCTCGCGCTCAGCATCGGCGGCCGGCTCGGTGCCCACCACCACGACGGTCTTCTGCTTCCAGGCCAGCGCGGCCTGCGTCTTGGCGGGCAGTTGCTCGACGTGATACAGCCGGCGCTTGCCGCCCCGGCCGGGCTCCTCGTCAAACGTCCAGCCGGCAGATGCCGCGCGGCGGATGACGCCGCTCTTGTCGAGCGGCATGTCCGGCAGGCCGGCGAGCTGGGTGGCGGTGACGCGGGCGGGGGCGCTCATGCGGCACCTCGTTGGCCGAGCAGCACGTAGAGCACATCGATGCCGAGCGGCGCTTGGCTGGCGAGCATGCCCGCGCTCATTCCGTGCCTACCGCACTTGATGTCGTTGATCTTGCTAGTCGAGCAATTGGCGGCATGGGCCATTTGCTGCGTGGTCAGCGCCAGCCTCACCTGCTCCTCATGCAGGCGGCGGCCCAGCTCAGGGAACTTTTGCCGCGTCATTCGGCCACCAGCCGGACGGCGATTGACTTTTGATCGGTGACCAGGCCCTCCTTGAGGCCGAGCAACACCGCCACGTTGTGCGCCTCACCGCGCATGCCTTTCAGGCGCCCGCTAATCACGCCAGCTGCAATCAGCGGATCACGCTTGTGCTGGATCGCCCATGCCCTGATCGAGGCCCCGCGCTGCTGAAAGTCCTGCTGAACTTCGGCGCGAGTCTTGAGGGGTGGGTTCTCCCCAATCCGTTGGTGGCGCTTTTTGGGCTGCATGGTGTAATTAGTCGAACAACTGAAACAACTCTAACGTTAGACATTAGATCTTGTCAACAAGAAATGCGACCTCCCCCGCTGACTTTCAGCAGGTCATCGACCGGCTGAAGGAAGTGCTTGCGCTCCCAACCAACAAGGCTGTGGCGGAGCTGCTCGGCCTCACGGCCAGTAACCTGGGGGAACGGAAGAACCGGGCTGCTCTTCCCGTGGAGCAGATCGAACAGCTCTGCCGACAGCGCGGCATCCGGCTGGAATGGGTTTTTGACGGGCTGCAGCCGGCGCTTGAAAGCGGCGGGTTGCGCGTGGAGGAGGGTGCTCCGCCTGCCTACAGTCGCCCACTGGCGCCGCCGCTCGACCGCGATCTAATGAGCGCCTGCATCGAGGCGGTCGAGGTCGCGCTGGAGTTGGGCGGCCAGCGCTTGCCGGCTGATCGGCGTGCGCGCCTGGTCGGTGCGCTGTACGAGTTTTCCCTACCGCAGGGCCAGGTCAACCGCAAGGCTTTGCCGATCCTGTTGTCGTTAGCTGACGGCTAATTTTCAACATTAGCCCCTGGGCGTTTTTGGGTGGCGGTGGCATCAGGGGTGCCGCCGGGAAAGTTTCAACGCTTGGCGGCCCGTTTCATGGCCTTCCCGGGCCTTCCCGGGTGGCGAGATGGGCCTCCCCGGCGCGGCCGGTGGAAGTGAAAATGCAACCGAAGGCAGACAATGACGAACGTCGCGATTGAGCTTCACGCAAACGGATTTGGTGCGCGGATGGTCCTGGCCGGGGCTTTCCTTCGCATCGAGCGATCAGGCATCAACAGTTTCTTGATGCACGGCATCAAGGGCGACAAAGAGATACTCGTCAGCCGCGTGACGAGCCTGCAGTTCAAGCCTGCGAACTTTTTCTCACAGGGCTACTTGCAGGTGGCATTTGCGGGCGGTGCCGACGCGAAGCGGGGCATGCTGGAGGCGGTGCAAGACGAGAACACCGTGCTGTTCAGCAAGGCGCAGCAGCCTGCCTTTGAGGCGCTCCGGGACGCTTTGAGGCAGCGCATAACAGCCTAGACTTAGGCGAATTCAAAGGCCCGATCCCTGCCCGGATCGGGCCTTCTGTTTTTTCGCGCGCGCGAAAAGACCTGCGGTGGCCTGCTGCGCACGATGCGAAGCGTGAGCACCGCAACCAACACCAAGCCCGCAGCCCCCGAGTCGCTCGACCAGGTCGAGGTCTTCCGCCCCGGCAAGCGCCGCGCGATCAATGGCAACGTCTACGACATCACGGCGGCCGACGTTGTCGCGCTGGCCGAAGCGTATGACCCCGCGCTGCACCGCGCGCCGCACGTCGTGGGCCACCCCAAGAGCGACAACCCCGCGTATGGCTGGGTCGAGTCCCTGCAGGCGGTCGATGGCGGCAACAGCCTGGTCATCACGAAGAGCAGCCAGGTCGACGCGGCCTTCGGCGAGCTGGTGACCAGCGGCCGCTTCCCCAACCGCTCCATCGCCTTCTACCCGCCCGATCACGAGGCCAACCCCAAGCCGGGCGTCTGGTATCCCAAGCACATCGGCTGGCTGGGCGCCGCCGCCCCGGCCGTGAAGGGCCTCAAGCCCGTGGCCGCCTTCGCTGGCGACACCGAAGGTCTCGTCGAGTTCGGCGAGTGGGCCGAGGAGCTGCAGGCCGGCCTGTGGCGCCGCCTGCGCGACTGGCTCATCGGCGAGCGCGGCATGGAGGTCGCCGACCGCGTGCTGCCCACCTACGAGATCGACTCGCTGCAGCGCGAGGCGCTGAAGCCCGACACCTCCACCCCTTCCCCCAACGTCATCGGCTATGCCGAAGGAGACAAGCACGTGCCCAACCCCACCGACCAGGCCGCGCTCGATGCGCGAGCGGCCGAGCTGGATGCCCGCGAAGCGGCCGTCCAACAGCGCGAGGCCGCGCAGGCCACGCTCGTGGCCAGCGCCCGCAAGGCCGGCATCGCCGCCTTCGCTGAAACCATGATCGCCGAGGGCCGCTGGCTGCCGGCCGAGAAAACGCGCTGGGTCGCCTTCATGGAGGCGCTGCCCGCCGAGGCCGCCGTCGTCGAGTTCGCCGAAGGTGACCCGGCCAAAGAGAAGACCGAGCGCCCGGCGCTGGAGGTCTTCCAGGAACAGATGCGCAAGGCCCCGAAGGTCGTCGCGTTCGGCGAGCACGCCGGCAACGAGCGCGCGGGCGAGCCGGTGGACATGACCAAGGAAGGCGACATCCGCAAGGCGGCCGCCGAGTTCCAGGAAGCCGAGCGCAAGGCAGGCCGCACCGTCGAGTTCGAAGTCGCCGTGCAGCACATCGTCAACACCAACAAGGACGCCGCGTAACACCATGAGCAGCCCCATCTCCCGCTATCGCCCCCACCTGGCCCAGGCCTTGATCGAAGGCTTCCGCATCGTCAAGCCGGGCACGCTTGACATGACGGTCATCAAGTCGACCGGCCCGACCGACTTCAACATCGGCACCGCCGACGGCGTGGACACGGCCGCCAACGAGATGGCCGACGTATCCATCGGCGACATCCACGAAGTGCGCCTCGGCGGCACTGTCTTGCGCGGCGCGTCCCTGACCGCCGATGCCAACGGCAAGGCCGTGAGCACCACGACCGTGGGCCACCGCTGCATCGGCTATGCCGAGGTGAGCGGGGTGCTGGACGACGTCATCACCTACCGCTGCTCGCCGCACGTGCTGTAAGCGCAGCGCCCTCATCCACCAGACGCACAGGATTCAAACGACATGGCCAAGTCCACTTTCATCGTCCGCCCGGAACTGACCGCCATCGCGGTGGCGTACAGCAACCCCAAGGGCATCGCCGACCAGGTCTGCCCGCGCACGCCGGTCCTGACGAAGGAATTCACTTATCAGAAGTACGCCCTGGGCGACGCGTTCTCGGCGCCTGAGACCAAGGTCAGCCGCAAGGGCACGCCCAACCAGGTCGAGTTCGCCAGCACCGAGGTGACCGACTCGGTGGATGACCACGCGCTGGACGCTCCGGTGACCAACGACGACATCGACCAGTGGGAAAAGGCGCAGGCTGCCGGCCAGACCGTCGCGCCCAGCCCGCTCATCTATGCCGCCTCGATGTCGGCCGAGTTGGTGGACCTGAAGCGCGAGCAGCGCTGCGCGAACCTCATCTTCAACGCCAACAGCTACGCGGCCGCCAACAAGGTGGTGCTGAGCGGCTCCGCCCAGTGGAGCGACCCGGCCAGCGACCCGCAAGCGGCCATCGGTGACGCTCTCGACACGATGGTCATGCGGCCCAATGTCGGCGTGTTCGGCCGTATCGCCTGGTCGAAGACCAGCCGCAACATCGAGCTGTGCAAGGCCATCTATGGCAACGGCACCACCAAAGGCCAGATCACGCGCGAAGCGTTCTGCGAACTGTTCGAGCTGGACGAGCTGCTGGTGGGTGAAGGCTGGGTCAACACCGCAGCCAAGGGCCAGCCGCCCGTGCTGGTGCGGCTGTGGGGCCGACACGCTGCGTTCATCAACCGCAACAAGAAGGCCAACACCAAGCAAGGCGTGACCTTCGCCATGACCGCGCAGTACGGCGGGCGCATCGGCGGAACCATCCACGACCCCGACATCGGCATGCGCGGCGGCGAGCGCGTGCGCACGGGCGAGTCCGTGAAGGAGCTGGTGACGGCGACCGACCTGGGCTACTTCTTCCAGAACGTCGTCGCCGCCTAACGAGCTGCGCGCCAACCTCCACAAGGATCACGACTCACCATGACTCAAGCGACCGCACTCCTGACCTACATCGCTCTGCTGACCATCGACCACAACGGCCGCAAGTACTCGGCCGGCGAGCCCATCGACCTGACGGCCAGCCAGGCCGAGGACTTGAAGGCCATTCACGCCGTCGCGCTGCCGTCGGAGAAGCGCGCGGCCGCCAGCCAGGTCGACCTGGCCGCCGAGCTGCGGACCGCGAACGAGCGCCTGTCTGACCAGGCCGAATCGCTGGCTGCCGGCCGCGAGGCCTATGAAGAGCTGAGGGCCGACCTGGCCGAGCGCGACCAGGCGCTGGCGTCGACCATGCAAGAGCTGGCCGCGCTGCGCGCCGACGCGCAGGCGGCCGCCGCAACGCACGCGAAGAAGGTCGACGACCTACAGGCCCAGCTCACCAAGGCCCAGGCCGACCTGGCTGCGGCCACGGCCAAGAAGACCACGACGGCCGCCAAGGCCACCTGACCGAACTCACCAGCGGCAAGAGCCGATGACCGCTGCCGTCGCTTGGGGCGGCTGCGCGAGGCGCACCAAGACAGACCTGCGTGGCGCCAGCCGGGGCGCTCCTGCAGAGGACTGACACAGCAGAGAAATACCGGCTTCTCCTGAAGGCACCCGCATGACCATCCGCTTCGTCAAGGCTCAGAAGATCAACGGCGTCGAGATACCGGCCGATGTGATCGTGTTCGGTCTCGAAAGTGAAGTCGAGGCGCGCGCGATGGAGGGCGGCGGCGCGGAGATCTTCACGCCGCCGGTTTCAGGGGGCGGCATTTCCACCGAGGGTGCGTTGATCGCCGCCTTGGCAGTGGGCGGCCTGGTGACTCTGGCGGCGAATGCCACTATCAGTCTGACCCAATCGCACGTCATCAAGTCCGGCACGACCTTGGATCTGAATGGCGGCACGCTGCGGCTGGCCAATGCCGTCAACAAGAGCCCGCTCAAGAACGAGGCATTTGACGCCGTTCCTGTCGCTGTGACGATCACCAGTGTTGGCAGGACAGCGACGGCAGTATGGGCGACCCCGCACGGCAAGAATGCGGGCGATCCGGTGTCCATCCTCGGCGCGGACCAAGGCAGC